CTTGTTCTGCGCCCATTCCAGATATTCCGGCAACAGAATCTGCGTACATTCTTTGTGTAACCGCGCTCATGGTGTTTGGAGCCATTGCATATGCAATTCCACTGCCTACTGCAGCAGCAGCTCCGTAACCAATTGCTGTTCTTGCACCAGCACTCATAAAGTGCGATGAAGTTCCAAGACCTATAGTTTGTCCACCAATGCCTTTTCCGCCTGTTGAGGCGGAAAGCATTAGATCTCTATACTTAGTAGCGTTCTTTACTAAAGTTTCTGTGTACTTTACAGAGGTCGCTAGACCAAGATTAAACTTAGAAATAAATTTTTCCACAGCTCCAGGCATGCTTGTAAAGCTGTCTTTATCAGACGCTCCAAACATGTTTTGTCCACCAGCTGGGGGGTTTTTCATAAGTTATCTCACCGCCTAGGTTTACTCATAGCTTGTTCTAACCAAATCATTCTTTCTCTAAACGATAAAGATTTTATCTCGCTTAGAGACCATCCCGGATAAAAGTACGAGAGATGGCCATAGGCTTCTATGACCAACTCATAGCTTGTTTCATTCTCGAAACAAGTCCGCCAGTGTTAGTGGCAGAGGTACCTCCGATTCGCAGGATGTGCACGGTTTTTCTATTTCGCTAAGTTGTGGGCCTGGGTTGCGGTCTGTTATAGCTTTTACTAATTCACGGCGATCTTTAACACCAAGATCTCTGATCTGTTGTATGTTAATTATTGGTTTGCCGTTAATTGATTCTATGCAGCCTTTTAGAAGGATTGTGTCCAACTCAGCTGCTGTTTTATTTGTAGCATTAATAAGATTTTTTTGAGTAAATCCCGTAGGTAGGTTTACTACTACCTTTCCTACTTTACAATCAACTGTAAAGGTTCTATCCTCTTCCAGTAAAGTTTTTGTTTTTACGTCTTTTACAAGATCAATTTCAAATTCTTGCATTTCCCCGCATTTTGGGCATTGTGGGGCAACAGTTACTTTTTGACCAAACGTAGCAATACGTATGGCTAAAATAAGTGCTTCACGATCTCCAGCTAAAAGTGCATCAAGATCGTCTTTTTCTGCTGGTTTATCTCCTATTTTTACTGTAGCTCGTTCAAGAATAGCTAACAAAATTTTACCCGGATCTGACAGTTTAGATATAGCTTCCTCGTCAGCTCCAGTAAGTTCTCGAACTTCTGCAGTAGTTGTTAAACCATCAAATGGATCAAGTAATCCACCCGGTAGAATAACGGTTGTATCTGGTGGTAGCGGCACTACAGCTTTTGGAGTTGGTGCCGCTACCTCCACATTTGATGTGGCTTCTGCTACAAGCTTATTAGCAAGCGCAGGGTTATCTGTTGCTCTGATAGTTTCTGTAGACATTTGGTTTACCTATTCTTTAATTACTACTCTATTTTAGATGTGTCGTCTGCTAGTTTCTGTGCTGATCCAGCTTTGGTGTAGTTCTTTCCGAAGGTTACTTCAAAGCCTTCATGTACCAAAGTCATATCTTCAACCATCAATGTACTTCCGCCAGCCTCAAGATTTCCATAAGAAAGGGATGAGATCCAGGCGTTATTTATTCTAAAGCGCATTGATGCATGTTGATCATACACACTGTTTACTGCTTCAGTTCCCGCACTTCCATCATAAGCAGCTGGGTTTGGATGGCTTAACACTGCAATATCTACATCGCAACGAAAATCAGCTCCAACTCCACTTGTGGATAGTGGGGTCATTACAGCAAACAATCTACGCATCCAACGAGCATGAACATCGTTACCAAGCATTACTCCTTTTGAAAGGGTAATTGGGGTAAAAGATGTTTGCCCTGGAATTTGTTGAAGGTTGGTATTATATCCACCTTCACGATAACCAATAGTTTCTGTAGAGATACTTAAACCGGATACTGATACGAATCCAAGTTTTCCAAATGAATCTCCCCATTTACTATCGTCTTTTTGGGGTGTAAAACTAACGACAAACTTAAAATTACGTACCGGATCGGTAAGTAATGAAGTTTTCGATAAGCTATCATTAACGGCCATTTTTTATTTCTCCTATGCGTTAGCTGTCAACTGACCGAGCTTAATTACGATAAATTCAGCTGGATACTCAAGGGCTACGCCAACTTCAATATTGACACGACCATTTTGTATATCAGACTGACTTGTAGTAGATGAATCTACTTTTACGTAAAAAGCCTTGTCTGGTGTAGCTCCACGCAATCCGCCCTGAGACCAATAGCCGCGTAGGAATGCGCCAAGTGCTACACGTAGCCGGCTCCATAGCTGCTCGCTATTATTCTCAAATATAGCAAATGAGCTTCTGTCGTTGAGCTCTTTCTTAATATATGTAAGTGAACGACGTATGTTGATATATCGATCACCAGGTGTGTTGTTGAGAGTACGACCACCCATAACAACAATTCCATTTCCAGGAACTTGACGAATTGCATTGATTGGCACTGTGCCAGTATTCAATGTATCAAGTTCTGCGTTTGTAAAGTTGCGTTCAGTAGCGACTGCTAATGCAACCCTATTTGTAAGACCTGCTGGGGTTTTAAATACTCCACGAGAAGCATCAGTTGCTAGCATCTGACCTATCATTGCTGCTCCAGGAGCTTGAGTTCTTGTAGCGCCTCCTGATGCTCGAAGAACATCTGGAATAGCTAACCATGGGAAATATGCTGCTGCACATCCGCCATCAGAATCTGGTGCTGCTGCTTTAACATCATTTACGAATGTCTTTGCTTCAGCTACAGTTAAGCCCTGAGGAGTGTCTACTACAGCAAATGCATCTCCACGAAGTTCGCAGTAATTAATCAAGTCTCCTTGAATATTTACAGCCAAAGTTCTTTCTTGAGTAGTTCCTGATGAGGTATAAATATATGCCGCTGCAGGAACGTTAAATATTAGTGGGTTTTGAATACTATCAAAAGTAACAAGTGCATCTGAATAGTTAGTTCTTGATGGAGCAGATCCATCAAGTCCACCACCAAGTAGCTTTACTCCATCTACTTTTGGCATATCATCTGGAGCAACAGAAGCAGAGTTCTGATCAGCTACAACAATATACTTAGATGAAGAATTAATTACTGACACCACATAGCGAGGATCTGTTGAAACCATGCTTAGGTCTGTAAATTGTTCTACAGGATTTGAGGTAGCAGAACTTCCCGGACTTGATTCTCCGTATACAATAAGGTTGAATCTGTCTTCAGTTCCGGCCTCAAGAACTTCTACCTTTAAGTTATTTCCCCAAGTTCCTGCAGAGGTAGCAGAAACTAAGAGTGTGTTAAGTGTCGCATTAGAGCGATCGGTTAAAAGAACAGAGGCACTTGCAGCTCCGCTGCCTACGATACGACGAACATATAGTTGACGTCCACCGTTTGCAAAGAAGTTATAGGCTGCCCATGTTGTTGGGTAGACGTCCTGTAGAGATCCGAAAGTTTTAGTGAATTGTGTCCAAGAGCTTACAAGTACTGGATCTGTTGCTGGACCCATTTCTAGGGTACCAACCAATGCTCCAGCTGCTGTTCCTACGTTTGCAAGTAGTACTTCTTGGGGTAATTCAACTTCCGAAATAAAGACGCCCGGTCTACTATATGTAGCCATTCGAGTTTACTCCTTACGTTTAGGTTTACTAGGGGTTCCGTTTTTATTAGCCAACTTGTGTAAAGTCTGTATATTGATCGGATAGTGATATGTGTGGTGCTTCTAGCACTTGGTACACTTGTTCCAAATCCTCTATTAAGAATTCAGAACTTATTTGTACATTAAAAACATTACTAAACAATCTTTTATCTTGTTCAGTAGTGTCTCTTTTTATGAACCCCAGCACATCTAACCTGCGGACAGTGCCATCCTCAGGTATTAGAAGGAGTCCAAATCTAAGTGGTAAACGAGATGATTTAAATAACTCGTTCATTATTTGTCTATCATGGCGTGGCTGACGAGCATAAGTAGTTACCTGATACTGTAGGTCTACAGGTATTGGGTACCATGATTCATATGTTTGTGTTGGGTCAGCTCCTTCCGGAGTATAGTTAAACTCAACCCACCCTCTGTGTGCTCGTTCTACACCTTCATTTACTCCAACAAGCTCAATTGTAATATACGGATATGACTGTTGACGAATCTCTGTATCTGGTTGACCAAACCATACCCCCACAGGTCTTGCAGGGTTACCTGAGTCTGAAACAGTTATTCCCTGTAGCTTTGCTTTTAGGGCCTTATCCTCATTTAATATTGCTGACACTAGATAACTCCTCTCTTTTTAAGAGATTTAGCTATCTGATTTTGCATATCAGTATTGCCTATAGATTTTAAAAATCCGCGTATAGCTGGGGTAGGTGGGGTATTTTGATCCCCATACTCTAAGTTCATTACGGCCTTTGTAAGTTGTTTTGGATACCTAACAACATATTGCCCAGCGCTATTAACGTCTACTAGTAATTGTCTAGAGATAGATGTAGGCCAACCCATTAGATAGGCTCTACGGCGTACTTCAGAAGTTAACTTAGAGGCTGCTGCTGAATAACCTTCAGCGTAGATCTCTGCAACTAATTTTGTTAGAGGATTCTTCACTTCTTAAGAATCCTGTTCGAGAGTAGATACCCTGCAATAAGACCTGCCAGAAGTGGCTTCTGAGTGTCTTTGAGGTTAGCTAAACCACGAACGAATTCTTCTTTGTCGGCTTGGGTCTCAGCCCTATTAAGCCGTTCAATAAGTGCAATCATAAATCCTCCATAAGAAGGTGCAGGGGTAAAGCAGCAGGG